CGGCTTAGCCGGGGTCTGACTATATGCGAACACGAACACACAACACTAGCATCACAACCGTTGGGGCGTACACACATGAATCACGTGTGCACAAAACCACCGGGGTAATCCTCGACCCGTCCACTACTTGGTATTGGACAGGCCGAACTCGTGTAGGGTCAGAAGTGATCCTAGATGAACTACCGCAAATGAAGCGCTACGGGCAATGCGACCATAAGGTCGATACGCTCTTAGCTTTTCCTTGCGTTGTGAACGGAACGTTCCGGAGACAGGATAGTACTTATAATTACTATTACTGGGCCGAATCGTTTGCTCTGTTCAACAGGGCTGTTGGTCACGTAGGCATTGGCAACATGTGCGTTGGACCTCTCATTGACGTTAGTCGATGGGAGACCCTGAGCTTTGAGGCCATGCGATCAATGAAACCGTCCTTTCAGGACGATAACTCATTGGTCAACTTCGTGTTAGAACTGAAAGACCTGAAACGGATTCCGGATTTATGGTCAAGAAAAAGGCATACGCTAAGAAATTTAGCGAACCTTGACTTGAATGTAAATTTCGGTATTTTACCGTTTATGTCTGATGTTCGTTCACTAGCGGCTGCTATGCTTGGGTTTCGTAAGAAACTCGAGCAACTCCAGCGTAAACAAGGTAAGGTCATTACTAGGCATTATAAATGCCCAATTCTGACACCGGCCCAGTTTAACAATGGATATGAGCAGCTGCTATATACCGAGGGGGGCGGAGCGTACCGAATAGGTCGCATTGTACAGTGGGATGAAGATCCTGCTTACCATGCTTCCTGTCGGTTCCGCTACAAACTCCCCGATATGTCGCTAATAACAAACCAGTTGAAGGCATTTCTCGACGCACTTGGTGTGCGGAGAGATCTGTCTATCGTCTGGAACGCCGTTAGGTTCTCGTTCATCATCGATTGGTTTTTCGATGTTGGTCGTTGGCTTGGCGAGTTGAGTGTCGATAATTTAAACATCGACTTAGTCCTTGAGGACTTTTGCCATTCGGCAAAATACTCAAGCCGCTGTAGAATCTATAACTACGATTATGAGATACCTTATTTGGTATCAGAGTATCGTAGTAGATTCTATATACGTAAACGGTGTATACCGTATATGTATCCTCCTACCCCAACGGTGAGATGGCCCTCCATAGGGCAATTTCGTCTCGGAGGTTCTTTGGTGACTTCATCAAAGACTTTCCGTAGTTGGGATAGGAAACCAAAGAAAAGGAAGAAATAATTCTTCCTTTTCTATCACTAACACGTTGGTGTGATTCCAACTTAACAACTAACCTTAGGAGGTCCTAGCATGTTTGCTACAGACATTACCTTGGTTGGGGATGCAGCCAGTTCAACTGTCTACTCCCTACGCAGCATCGCTGATGGCAAAGCCATCCGCGGTGATGCGACAGCGGGGCTCTCGCAGCCGAAGCAGCTCACTATTTCACATAGTGAGGTGTCTCGTCCTGCGGGAATCCTCGACCGTCACCTGGTCCGTTTGGACAGAACCGAGACTCGCGTCGCGGATTCTGTCGACGTTGCCGGCTCGGTTTACCTCGTGGTCGAAAGTCCACGTGATAACACCGTGACGGTAGCACAGCTGAAAGACATGATTACGCAGTTGAGGAATTTCCTCACTACTGCGGGTTATGCCGATAAGCTGTTCAACGGCGAGCCCTAAAGCTCGTTTCCAGTGAGTAGGTTTAAATTCCTGTATAGGAACTCCTGCTCTTGACAGTGGGGCTCTCTCTTGTGAGAGAGTCCTGGGTACCTTGGTACTGCTTGCGAATAGAGCTAGGCTAGAAGACGTCCCATATGGGTAATCATAATAGTCTAGACCACACTATTGTGGACCTCTACTGTAAGCTGTATCAAGATATAGCTGATAGTTGCTGCGTCGCAATAGTCGAGTCTCGACGCGATATTGAAGAGATTCAGAATCGCGTCGCGTCGGAAGGGCTTTCGTTTTTGACGAAAGTCATGCCACGCCTCGGCAAATGCTTTGATAAAGCATTGCTGCAAGGACACATAAGCGAAATTCCGAACTTCCAAAAGAAGTCCGGATCGATCCTACCGAGTTTTCTCGGAGGGATCTTCTTGCGTGTCTTTAAGGAGGACGGAGTTTTGCTCTGTCCACCTGACGTAGTCGCTGTTAAGGCGATCCGACAGCTTGCATACTATGTATACAAGCTGGAGATGGCTTATACGGAGAGTGATACGTCTCGAGTTATTGAGGATTTCCTCAAAACAGAAGACGATCTGGGGGAATTATCAATTCCCACAGACTCTGTATTCGCCACCGCGCAGTCCTTAGTTGGGACTGTCTTCTCTCGATTCGATGTGCAGGATATAATTCCTGCTCATGGACCGGGGAATGTTGCCACAGGTGAAGAAGCATGGCGTAAGCCATACTTCTCACGCATATATAAGGAAATAGAGAAAGTGTATCCGTTTACGGAATACTTTCAGTACAGCCTTATGCATGTTTGTGACGAACGGGAAGCCATGGAATCACTTGATCTCCTTGGATCTGGAACGGCGAAAGTCGTTCTTGTTCCAAAGGACTCACGTGGTCCCAGGCTTATCTCGTGTGAACCACTCGAATACCAGTGGATTCAACAAGGTCTCAGCCGTAAGGTTGTGGACCGAATTGAATCTCACTCGTATACCAAAGGGCACGTGAATTTCACGAGCCAAATGGTCAACCGACACTTAGCCTTAGTTGGCTCTGTGTCTGGTGAGTGGGTTACACTTGACATGAAGGAGGCGTCTGATCGTGTCCATCTGGACCTTGTAAAAGGTCTTTTTGCACACAATCCAGAGGTGCTAAACGCGTTGCTTGCAACACGAAGCACTTCTACTCGTCTCCCCGATGGACGGGTAATCGAACTGAAGAAGTTCGCTCCAATGGGTTCAGCTTTATGCTTTCCCGTTGAGGCGCTCATCTTCTGGTCGTTATCCGTGGCCGCTATCGTAGACACTTACCGGATCCCTCAGGCGCGAGCCCGAGATATGGTATATGTTTACGGCGATGATCTCATAATACGCAGCGAAGTCTATGCTGCTGTATTGGAGCACCTACCCCGTTTTGGACTTTTGTTCAATACGGCTAAGTGCTGCACGACAGGTTCCTTTAGGGAATCCTGTGGCCTCGACGCCTACAAAGGCGTCGATGTCACTCCGCTTAAATTGCGGAGAGTATGGCCTCATCGTAGATCAGCAGACTCCCGTGTATACACATCTTATGTTTCCCATTATAAGGAAGCATATCGACGTGGATACTATCGCCTGGCCGAGACCATTAAACTAATGGTCGAGGCCCATCTAGGAACCCTTCCTATCACGAATAGTGATATCGGGGTTCTGAGTTGGGTTCACCCAGGTGAAGCCGCGCCCCACCATCAACCACCGAATGTCAAAATCCGAGTTAATCGGGCTTTGTTCATTTTGGAGGTTTTCGGTTGGCAGCCGTACTCGAAACAAAAAATTGTTTCTTCGGACGACTGGTGCACTGTCCTGTCCAGGATTAATTCTGGACCGGAGGCGTGCCCCGCGGGGGTCTACACGATCCCTCATCGTAGTTACCTAAAACGAGGGTGGAGTCCCTTCGGGGTTTGAGCCTTTAAAGGCCCAAGTCCGAAGGTACTGGCTGCTCATTAGCAGTCGGGGAACCGCGCCTTACGGCGGGGTTCCCCAGTGTTTCCTGATG